TGTATATATGGCAGTCTCCACCGGTCCAAACAAAGTCTCCCACCTTTAAACCGCACTCGCGAGCAATTATGTGTGTAAGCAATGAATAACTGGCAATGTTAAAAGGCACACCTAAAAACATATCGCAACTACGTTGATATAACTGACAACTTAGATAACCATCTGTTACATCAAACTGACTTAGTACATGACATGGTGGCAAAGCCATGTCGTTGAGTTCCGCAGGATTCCATGCAGTTAAGATATGTCTGCGTCCACTTGGATCTCGTTTAATGCCATCGATTAATTGTTGTATTTGATCAACACCAAAGAAGTCTCTCCATTGTACACCATAAACCCGACCTAAGTCGCCTTCATACTGTGCTTTGGGTAACCAATAGTCTGCCTTGGCATTAGCAGTCCAAATAGTTGTTTTAGATAAATCTCGTGTGCCGTATAGTATTTCTGCAAGACGTCTTTCGTCACCGCTGCCTTCTAAGAACCATAATAGTTCAGAAACAACGGCTTTCCATGCTAACTTTTTAGTAGTGATAGCAGGAAAGCCGGTTCTCAGATCGAAGCGCATTTGATGGCCAAATACGCTTATGGTGCCTATACCAGTTCGATCAGTCTTCTGTTTTCCGTTTTCTAGTATGTGTTCTAGTGCTTGATGATATTGTTTCATTATTATATTCCTCTACGATACACGAACCAAGATTTATGGTGTTTACTAATGTCATGCCTTGTAAAAACTCGTCTACATTGATGTATGTGTCGTGAATAAATTCGCCTTTGATTCTTGTAACAAACACTTTTTCTAAAACAGGTTTGCTTTGTAGTAGTAAATTTGGACCACCAATAACAAATATTTTTTTCTTTTTATGATGATGTTTCAAAGCCTTGAGTGCTTCGCATACATCTCCTCTTACTTGTTCTACAGTTTCAGAGTCAAAAAAATTGTTAGTGAATATTACATTGAATCTTCCAGGCAATGGTTTTGGCATATCGGGGCTATCCCAAGTTTTACGTCCCATGACTACAATTTCGTTCTGTGTCTGGGTCTTAAACCATGTCATATCATCTTTATTATGAGGCCAAGATAACTGTCCCTTGAACCCCATTCCACCGATATTGTCTACTGCAAACAATGCTGTTATCATTCGTTTTTCTTAGGTCGTTTTTTTTTAAGAAAGCGAGTTGTTTCTTTAATAACATCCTTCTTAACCTTTTCAACATCTAATCGAAAATCGATATGTTCGATTTCGTCTTCGTAGTTTGATAAAAGTTCTCTTAAATGTTCTTCAAGATTATCTGCGCCATGTGCCCGCGCCTGTCCAGCAATATTAACATCCCATATTTTTCCACCTTTAAAGATGATTCTTAATGAATGCAAATATGCTAACGGCACTGCCTCAACATTGATTTCTCCAAAGACTTCAGGCCACTGGTCTATGACATCTTTGGGAAAAGGTTTTCCTTTAGTCACTCTTCTTTAACAGTTGCCTTCTTTTTAGAAGGTGCAAGTTCTTCTGCTTGAGCACGTAGTTTAGCGGCTTCTTTATACATAGCGTCTGCTTGGCTACGAAGTTGTCTTGCAATGTCGGCATCGCTAAGAGGTTCTTTTGATTCAGCCACAGGCGCTTTAACTTCAAAGGGCTCTGCTTTACCAGCAGGAACTTCGTTGACAGTGCCAACAGTCTTACTTTCAAAACTGTTACCTAGTGCAAGATCGTTTACACTGATGCCTTTTTGTTCTGCAATTATCTGATTAAGTTAACTTCTGCAAATTCGTAGGCGCTTTGTCCTGCATTTCCTTCAACTAACTTGATTAATGAATCTTGTTGTTCAGGAGTTAGGCTTTCTGTAAAAATTACAAGTGCAGAGTCGCTTTCTCCAGGTAGTGTTCTATATGCGACCACTACCTTTCTACCGGTAGATTTCATTCTACCAATATGCTTAATATCAGCCATTTGTCTTACTCCCTTGTTTACTTACAGCATCCAAGAATCCTGAAAGTTTGTTATATACTGTACCGACTGCCTGCATTTCGGCTGGCTTAAATGCACCACGTTGTGCCGCAACATCGATAATGTTTTTAATAGCACTCAGATCTTGTACAGTTAGATCATAATTTTGTTCAGTTGCTTGTGCTTCTTGAGCGGGTACTTCTGTTGCTGATGTTTCTACGTTTTGGTCTTCGGCCATAATATTACTCCTTCTGATGTATAGGCACAACTATATATCAGACTAAACCGAAGAGTATTTTAAATGTGGACAAGCAATTAGGAAGAAACTGGCTTCTTTAGGCTCTTCAAAGCCAATTCTAAGTTTAGAAATAAACTGATTGCTTTCTAAGACTAGGCTTTCACCGATATAGAATCGATTTTTAAGATTCAAGTTAATCCACTCGTGTATATGCTTTTGGGTATTGTATTTCAAATCTAAATAAAGATAATGAAAATGTACCGGCGGGTCTCTCAATTCCCTACAATCCAAAACATTGAGTGGATTAACTTTATCTGCTAAACTCATTTTTGACTAGGTGGTTCGTAGTAAGCGTGAGTTCCAAACGGAGGAACAATAGTATCGTTACCGTGGATGATAAAGATAGTATCGCAATAATCTTCGTCACCCCAACTGTCCCAAGGATATCCGTCTGTAAACATGATAAACTTCTTAGGGTTAATATCATGCTCTTTCATGTAATCCCAGTTACAGGTAAAGTCAGTACCACCACCGCCCATAATTTCGTATTCAGAAATCTCTTCTGCGGTGTAACTATTAAAATCTTGCTCGTTATACACGCGAGTATCAAAACACCAAATCTTAATGTTAAAGTCTTTGAACTCTTCCATAATGCCTTTGACTTCACCAAGGAAGTCTGCACCCATTGCATCAGTAATACTACCTGACATGTCCAAAGACACACAGATATCAATACTAGTATCAAAGTTACAGCCTGGCAAAATTGCACCGGTCATTTGACCTTTGCGACTAGGACGTGAGAATGAAAAATCATTTTTAACAGTACTTTGAATTTGTTGACGCAACAGTTCGCGCCAATTCATTTTAGGCTCTGTCATTTCTTTGATCATACGACCAATTTCTCCAGGCACGTTGCCAGCACCTGCGGCTTGTGCGGCCTGAATCATTGCTTCTTTGATCTCGTCGCGAATCTTTTTCAATTCTTCTTGACTGTGCTTTGGCTGTCCATCTTTACCGTCACCTTCGCCGTCCAAATGTTGATCTAACATTTCACCCAACTGTTTAAGTTGTTCTTCGTCATACTTGTTGAAGATTTCGTCGTATACTTGTTCAGCACTCCAGCCGTCATACTTGCGATCATGGAAGAATTTAACAGGAGGATCGTCACCGATACGTTCGCGCTTTAGCAAACCGTTAACACAATAGTCAGCGGCAATATTCCAAATTTGACGATCACGTCCTTCCACACGCAACATGTGATCAAAGACGCAGTGCAAAATTTCGTGAGCAACAACAAACTCTACTTGACGTGGAGTCATCTTTTCAAAGAACTCGCGATTGTAATAAAAGTTACGGAAGTCAGTAGCGGCAGTGGGCAACCAATCACTAGCATCAACTAGTTTCATACGGGTAGCCATATTACCAAAAAATGGATGACGTAGCAGTAAGCCTACTCGGGCTACAACAATTTTATCGACGATGGGATCTAGATAACTCATAAATGCTCCTGTTTACAATGTATATATTATACTGTCTTTTGACTACTTAGTCAAGAAAAAAGGTGCATTTCTGCACCCTTTCTTTTTTGGATTAACGACCTTTGTCTTGTGCGGCCGCAATGTACTTGCCGTACTTGTCGTGGAACTCGTCAAAGCAGTCGATCTCGTCTGGATCCAACGGCAGTTGATATTGGGTAAGAGCAACTTTGGTACCCATAACCACCAACTCAGTTTCAAAATTATCCATCATGAAACGGAAGAAATGGTTGACCATATCGTTGAACTTTTTATCGTTCTTATCAGCCGCATCTTTCAATTCATAGCACAAGGATACAGTCAAAGAGTACATGGCCGAAATCTCTTTCGAATCCATTTTCTTAACCTTGCCTGCCAAAATATCTTCAGGCTTAGGCATCTTACTTGAAATCTTGCGATGAGCCATGAACTTGATAGCCAACCCTTCGCCAACAGCACCGCTGACAAGATCCATCATTGTGGTATCGTCAGTGTCGTCTTCTTCCAACAACTCGCTGACAAAACTCCAACTACGGGGAGTAGCAAAACTACGGCTTGCTGACTTTGGATCAAAGTCGTACAAGTCTTTCTTAGCGAAAGTGCAGTAACCCACTACGTCTTTGTGAATACGGTTGTTAGTAGCCCACTGACTCCAGTCGTCAAAATCTACACGCATTTCCAAATGTAGGAAACGGTTAGCCAACGGAGCAGGCATACGATAAGTAACACCCTTATCTGCTTCACGGTTACCAGCGGCAACGATTAGAACGTTGTCTGGCAGTTTGTATTGACCGACACGGCGATTCAAAATCAACTGATAGGCCGCCGCTTGTACGCTAGGAGCCGCACTGTTCATTTCATCAAGGAACAAAATTACATGCGGATGTTTACTAGCCAATTCTTGGTCAGGCAGTTCGCTCGGACTACCCCAAACCATTTTACCTTGATTAGGATCAAAATATGGAATACCTTTGATGTCTGTAGGTTCCCACAAACTCAAACGGATATCAATTACGTGGGCAGACATCTCTCCACCAATTTGGTGAATGATATCAGACTTACCAATTCCTGGAGGACCCCACAGGAAGATTGGACGCTTCTTTTTGAACGCTTTGCGGATTGCGTTCTTAGCACCATTTGGGCTAACTTGACGGTTGATGATTTCTACTTTTGCCATTAAATGCTCCTGTTAAGGGTGTGTTAAAACTGTTTCGCAGTACCACTATTATATGGCAAAACGGCACTAATGTCAACTACTTTTAGGAGATTTGGGCAGACTTTTTTCGAGTCATGGCTTTGTTTAAGCCGTATTGGCGAACATCACCTGAAAATAAGTGTAGTTCAAATGCTTTTCGCTCTGCCAAAACCGTAATGGTTTCAGGAGTAAGGAAGTATGGACAGTCAATGAACTTGTCCAAAAAAAGAATAACTTGAGGTTTTAAATCCAAACTGGCAGGAAACGGTATTTCGTAAACTCTAAGATCCAAGTTTGTCTTTAGAAAATCAAAACCGTCTTCTGTTAATCGTAAGCCGCCCTCTTCTTTTTTACGATTATTCATAAACCATTTTCTAGAATACGTTAAGATATTTTCTTCAGTCACGGCCAAATTGCCTGCCTTCAAAAAAATCTTAGTATAGGTTTCCTGATTCATTAAATTTCTTCGCCGTGCGTTAACTTAACAACTTTGAAATCTGTTGAATCAAACAATGAGTTTAGTTTTTTAGCCAAATTAAGTGCATGTCCAGGATTTGAAAAACTAACTTTTTTATATTTGCTTCCAGAATAGCCGCTTAGACTATCTTGACTTTTCAAATTAAAAGGCTGTCCTTTATAAAAGACAGCCCAAATGGCCTCGGCCTCGAGGATTTGATTACTTTTAAAAGTATTCTTGTTGATGTTTTCTAAAATTATTTTGGGTCTAGGTCTGCTCATATTATGCGTATCCAAATTATGTACGCATATATTTATTACTTTTCGTCCCAATTTCCCCCGTCCATTTTTACTTGAACTTCTGGCTCTACACGTTGCACAGACTGTATTAGACCTTCGTAATTTCCTGCTAACCTTGTCATAACTAGGGACAATGTATGACTAAGTGTTTTTGCAGTGGCTATGTCTAACCGTATTTCCCTTTGATTACCAAGTTCTGCTCCTCGAACTTGATTAATAAAGGTTTGCAATGCTATCGTGTTTATATTATCTTTTTGCATTAGAAAGCCTTTGTTTCATCTCAATGTCTGTTTTAAAAGGCCCTTCATAGGGATATCTCTCAATGGTGATTAATTTAGGACAAAAACTCTTGACCCACCCTTTTTCAAATTTGATAATGTAATAGCCAGCACAATATACGCTTTTACTTTTTTCACTCTTTGTAAACAATGGTAAATTTTTTCGCACATCGAACATTGGATTGTGCGGAGTTGAACTTGTAGAGTATCCATGTACTTCTGTGTCGATTTCTTTTTCAGATGAGAACCCTCTCGAAATAAAAAAGTCTTTGCCAAATGTCTCGAACAATTTCTTTTTATTATCAAAAGTTGCAACTTTGTCTTTGCTACTGAACACATATTTCTTTTGTTCGGTGACTTTCAAAATACCAACTTTATTTCCTTGATCTTCTACGATCCAAAACTTTCCGTCTATCACGGGTTTAGCATGTAATTCAGTCATTGATGATACCTCGCATTAAGTGGTTCTGCATATTGCTGTGCTTGATCTGAAATCTTTTTCAAATCATATAATTGACAAAATTTTAAAAGTCTAATTCCGACTTGGCTGACATTCTTTTCTTTTTCAATATTGTCTTTGATAGTTGCAAAGATTTTTTCTTTAATATCAGCAGGCTGTTCAGACAAGTCTATGAGTCGGCGATTGCGTTCGTAGTCTTCTAGTACACGATGTTCGTCACCGTTATGATCGACCCAACGCTGAAGCATGAGATTGTTCCAAGCAAATCCGCGATTATCTTTGTCTTTAAATGCATCTTCTAATTTGTTTTTACGCACCTTAGGATAGGCACTAAACACATTATCGCTACTGTCGCCACGAATACATTTTTCAAAAAGCAGCCATTTAGGATCGGGAATAGCCTTAGGTTCTTTTGTTTTATTGTCTATGACCATTTTGCCTTTTTTATCAAAAACACCTTCGTAGGTAATATGATGTTCTTGTACACCGTTATACTGACTTACGTTGGGAGATATCAGTTGATAAAAATCGCTATCTGTCGAAATGATCACATGTTTGTCACTAGGATGACTTTGAATCCATCCTGCAATCAAATCATCTGCTTCTAATTCTTTATGTTGCAATACAGTGCAGTTGGTCTTTTCTTCGATGAAAGTTTTAAACATATCAAAACTTTCCCAGAACAGTTGATCTTCTTCTTGTTCTTTTACAGTAAGTGCCGCACGGGCATCACTTCGATTACGCTTATATGGCTCGTAGTAATCCTTACGCCACGAACGACCTTCGAGACAGAACACCACATGGCTACCACCAAAGTCTTGCCATGCCTTTTTGATACTGTTTAAAGTAATATGAAAGGCCATGCCCAACTTAATGTCAGCATCGCCTTTAATGACGTGTCTAGCACGAAAGAATGTGTTAGCAGTATCAACTATAATATATGTCATGAAACTTCCGATTTACCTTCAGCAATTTTCTTAACGTTGATATAACCAGCGCCTCTCTCGGTCATATCAACACCTTCTTCTCCGGCAATGTCTCTGCACAATGTTCTGAACCAACGATCTACAATCTCTTCGTCCGGATCACCATCGAAACCGTAACCTTGTTGTTTCAATTGTAACACAAACTCATCGTTCCAGTCAAGTTCCAAAAAGCCGTTACGCAGATTTTCTTTATTAACATGTGTCTCCAAAACAGCAATATACGGTTCGCCTTTGGCAGTGGCACGTTGTTTAGGAGTTTGTTTAGCAGTTTCTTCTGCTTGTTTAGCACGTTCGGCGGCTTTAGTTGCTTTGGTTGCAGTTTCAGCAGCCTCTGCGGCAATAGCCAACGATCTTTCGGCTTGCGCTTCGATCTTATCTATTCCAAATAACTTTTTAATAATTTTCTTCATTAGGTCCCCCACTCATTTTTAAATAACGGTACTTGTAAACGGTCACTGTAACGTAGTCCGTTTTTCATTGCCAAGTCTGCTACTGTGCGGTTGTTTAGTGCATAGACACTTTCAACACCGCCCACTGGCATTAGATAAACATGTCCTTTGAATCCTGCTTTACGATAAGCGGCAATAGCACACTCAGCATCAGCAAAGTCTTGTTCAGTAGCAATAACAAATTTCAAATATGCTGTACCAAACTCTTCGTACTCACATACTACTTCTGGAAGGATTGCTTCCTCCCACTTCTCACCACTACATGGAAGTTTAGCACTTACGCTAAATGTAACTTCTCTAGAAAAATCCATGTTAGGCATTTGCCATTCTACTAGATATTCTTTAAACTCTTCTGTAAGTTTTTGAGTACCGTTTGTTTCAAAAGTAATTTCTCTAAGACGCCACATACTAGGATGATCTAGTAAGTCTGGATAAGCACGTTGCCAACCTAGCAAAGGTTCACCACCTGTAATAACTAGATGCTCATCTTCCCAACGCTTGTGAGGAAGTATCTCCATAATACGATTTACAATAGCGTTACTTTCTAACATTGGACTTAGATCTTTAAACTCTGGCATCCAACTAGCATAACTGTCACAGCCTGTACTAACTAGTGGAAGATCCTCATACTTCATAAATGATTCAATCATTG